CGACGACGGCGAGTCAGTCACCAGCCAGGCCTACGACTGGTTCCGCCGGCTGCGCAAGGATGGCCTGCAGTCTCGCGCCTACCTGGTCAAGGGCGGCAGCAGCCGGACAGCCAATCGCGTCACCAAGAGCTGGCCCGACAACACCGGCCGCAAGAGCCGCAAGAGCCGCGCCCGCGGCGACGTGCCGCTCTACATCCTCGGCACCGATCTGCTCAAGGACGCCGTGGCCGCGATGATGGATCGCGACAACCCCGGCGCCGGCTACATGCACGTGCCCAGCTGGCTCGGCCGCTGGTGGTACGACGAGCTGACCTACGAGGTCCGCGACCCGGCCACCGGCAAGTGGAGCCGCCCCGGCAAGCGCCCGAACGAGGCGTTCGACCTGCTGGCCTACGACTCGGCGCTGGGCATCATCCTCGGTATCGAGAAGATCGACTGGGCCGCGCCGCCGCCCTGGGCCACCGACTGGGACGAAAACATTCTCGTCTTCGATCCGGAGGCTGGCCAACGACCCGCCGAGCCCGCCTACAAGCACGAGCAGGCACCGCCCAAGAAGCGCCGCCGCAAGGTGGCCAAGCCCCGAATCTAGGAGGTCCGCATGGCCTACACGACCGACGACCTCGCCAAGGTACGCCAGGCGATCCTCGACCTGGCCAGCGGCAACCGGGCGACGATGGTCACCAAGGACGGCCGTACCGTCCAGTACGCTCGCGCCGACATCGACAAGTTGCGCGCCCTGGAGCGCACCATCGCCGCCGACCTGCAGCCGACCACCGGCCGCCGTTCGCGTACCCGTTACACCGTGACCAGCAAGGGGCTGTGACATGACCGTGAGCACCAAGCCCCGCATCCGCTATCGCGGCAACCAGGTGGTGCGCGCCCAGTACGAGGGCGCGAGCACCAAGCGACGCATGGCCGGCAAGGGCACCACCGTCACCGGGCCGAATGCGCCCATCGAGCGCAACCTGGCGACGCTGGTGGCGCGCAGCCACAACGCCATCCGCAACAACGCCTATGCCGCCGCGGCCAAGGAGAAGTACATCAGCAACCTGGTCGGCACCGGCATCAAGCCGCAGTGGGGCGACGCCACCATCCAGGCGCTGTGGGACCAGTGGGCCGGCGAGTGCGATGCCGATGGCGTCGACAACTTCTACGGCCTGCAGAGCCTGGCCGCCGGCTCGCAGTTCGAGGCCGGCGAGGCGCTGGCGCGCATCCGCTACCGGCGCACCAGCGATGGCCTGTCCGTGCCCATGCAGCTGCAGGTGATCGAGCCCGAGCACCTCGACCCGACCTACAGCCAGGCTTATGGCGGCAGGCTGATCAAGATGGGCATCGAGTTCAACGGCATCGGCCAGCGCAGCGCCTATCACCTGTGGCGCTTCCATCCGCACGAGCGGCTGACCAGCGAGATCAACGAGCGCGTGCCGGTGCCGGCCGACAACGTCGTGCACATGTACCGCCGCGGCCGACCCGGCCAGCTGCGCGGCGTGCCCGAGCTGACCAGTGTCATCGTGCGGCTCTACGAGATCGACGAGATGCAGGACGCCACCCTGGCCCGTCAGAAGCTGGCGCAGCTGTTCGGGGCCTTCGTCCACCGCAAGACCAGCCACGATCCCGAGGACGACGGCCCGACCTTCGGCGAGCTGGTGAGCATGCCCGGCGACGCCGAGCCGCTCGACGAGTTCACCCCCGGCGGCATCCACTACCTGGAGGACGACGAGCAGGTGACGTTCAGCTCTCCGCCCGACATCCAGAGCCAATACACCGAATGGCTGCGCACCGAGCTGCTGGCCGTGGCCGCGGGCGCCGGCATCACCTACGAGCAGCTGACCGGTGATTTGAAAGGGGTTAACTACTCCAGCATCCGCGCCGGCCTGCTCGAGTTCCGCCGCCGCGCCGAATCGCTGCAGGCCATGCTGCTGGTGCATCAGTGGTGCCGCCGCATCGCCGCCAAGTGGCTCGACGTGGCCGTGACCTCCGGCGCCCTGAGCCTGCCCAACTACTGGCGCAACCGGGCGGCGTATCTGGCCATCGACTGGATCGCCCCGAAGTGGAGCTGGGTGGACCCGCTCAAGGAATCCACCGCCGACCTGCTCGAAGTGCGCGCCGGCTTCAAACCGCGCAGCGAAGCCGCCGGCGAGCGTGGCTGGTCCCTCGAACAGCTCGACGCCGAGATCGACAAGGGCCACCAGAGCGCCGACCGCTACGGCCTGTTGCTCGACAGCGACCCCCGCCACATGGCCAAGAACGGCAGCCTGCACCAGGCCCTTGTGGCCCTGGCCAACACCGACGAAGAGGACTGACCTCATGAAATGGTTTACCGCCAAGGCCCAAGCGGACAATCCGCGCGCGGCCCACGTCGTCATCGACAAGCCCATCGGCTCCGACTGGGCGCCGGACTGGATCGCCGATTTCACCGGCGAGCAGCCGGCCCGCGAGTTCATCGCCGAGATCGACGCCCTGGGCGAGCTGGACGAGATCACCCTGGAGCTGAACAGCCCCGGCGGCGATGTCGCCTCCGGCGTGCGGATCATGAACTACCTGATCAACCACCAGGCCAAGGTCCACGTCCGCGTGACCGGCATGGCGGCCAGTATCGCGACCGTCATCATGATGGCCGGCGACACCCGCACCATGGGCGTCGGCACCACCATCATGACCCACCGGGCCAGTTCGCTGATGGTCGGCTTCTTCAATGCCCAGGAGATGGCCGAGACCGCCGCCAATCTCTCCAAATTCGACGACGCCCTGGTGGATGCCTACGTGGCCGCCACCGGCAAGAGCGCCGAGGAGATCAACGGCCTGCTGGACCAGGGCGACACCATCATGGGTGCCGACGAGGCCATCGAGTGGGGCTTCGCCACCGACAAGGACGCCAAGCTAGCCGCCGTGGCCAGCGCCGACATCGCGCCTTACCTGCGCCAACTCAAGCAAGAGGGCGAACTGGTCAACCTGCGCGCTCAGGTGGCTGCCACGTTCGAGCCCACCGCCATGACCGCCGCCGATGCGCTGGCGCTGGCCTTCGACCTGACGCCCGAGCAGGCCGAGGCACAGGCCGCCGACCTGGGCGACCAGATCCTCGCGCTGCGTCAGCAGGCGCCGGCCGATGATGATCTTGAGCCCTTCAACCTCGTCGCCAGCGCGCTGATGCTTGATCCGGCCGAAGCGCGCGCCAACCCTCAGCAGGTGGTCGACACCCTCAAGGACCTGCGCAAGAACGGCAGCTTCTCCGCCGCCGACCTCACCGCCGAGGTCGAGCGAGAGCGCGCCCGCGTCTCCGCCATCGTCAAAGCCTGCCAGACCACCGGCCAGGCCCAGCTGCTCGACAAGCTGATCGAGAACGGCATGGCCGAAGAGCAGGCCTCTGAGTACATCTACGACGTGGCCGCCGCCAGCGGCAACCGTCACAGCATCCACAACGCGCACTCCCCGGAAGGCGGGCACAAGCCCGGCATCGACTACGCCGCGATCTACGCCCGCCAGAACCGCACCAAGGCCACCGCCTGACCGGCCGGCCTGACCCCGCGCCCCGGCGCACCCGAAAACGCCACTGAAGGAGATTCCCCATGGCGAGCTTCACCGAAGGCCGGCACACCGGCGAGCACATCGTTTCCGAGGCCAACGGCGCCCGCTCTCGCGAGCAAGGCACCCTGGCGGCCGGCGACCTGCCGGCTGGCACCGTGCTGGCGCTGAATGGCGACGGCGACTACGTCCAGCTGGCGCCCGGCGCCAGTGACGGCACCGAGACCGCCAAGGCCGTGCTGTATGGCGCCGTGGATGCCTCCAGCGCCGCCCAGCCCTGCACCGTGCATGTGCGCGCCTGCGAGGTGCAGGAGGATGCCCTGGGCCTGCCGGACGGCATCACCGAGGGCCAGACCACCACGGCCATGAATGACCTGATCGGCGTCGGCATCATCCCGCGCTGATCGCGCCCCTCACCTGACCATCGAGTGCCCACGGCCCCTGTGAGGGCTGGGCGACTGACTCATACCGTATAGGAGCCTTTCCATGGGCATCTTCGATTCCGACCCGTTCACTATGTCGAGCCTGACCGCCTCCATCAACGAGGTGACCTACACGCCCAGCCAGATCGGCAGCCTGGGGCTGTTCGAGGCTGATGGGGTTTCGACTACCAGCATGGTCATCGAGAAGGATGGCGACACCCTCGGCCTGGTCGAGAACAAGCCGCGCGGCGCCCCCGGCACCGTGGTCGGCGCCAACAAGCGCACCGGCGTCTCCTTCCAAGCCGCCCACCTTATCGCCACCGCCAACGTGATGGCCGACGAGGTGCAGAACGTCCGCGCCTTCGGCAGCGAAGACAGCGAGCAGGCCGTGCAGGCCGTGGTCAATGCCCGCCTGGCCAAGATGGCGCGGCGCATCGACCTGACCCACGAGCACCACCGCCTCGGCGCCATCATGGGTCAGGTGCTGGACAGCGATGGCACCACCGTCATCTACGACCTGTTCAACGCCTTCGGCGTGACCCAGCAGACCGTGGCCATGGCCATGGACACCGCCACCACGGACATCCAGGGCAAGGCGCTGGACATCCACGAGAAGGTGGAAGACGCCCTGGGTGGGCTCTCCTACACCGGCATCACCGTGCTGTGCGGCAAGTCGTTCTGGCGCAAGCTGATCAGCCACAAGGCCGTGAAGGACGCCTATGCCCGCTATCAGGACGGCGCCCGCCTGCGCGACGACCCGCGTGACGGCTTCATGTTCGGCGGCATTTTCTGGGAGCGCTACCGCGGCGGCGGCGCCGTCAAGGTCGCCGACACCGAGGCCTATGCCGTTCCCGAGGGCGTGATGGATCTGTTCATCACCCGCTTCGCCCCGGCCGACTATATGGGTGCCGTCAACACCCTGGGCCTGCCGTTCTACTCCAGCTCCGCCATGCTGGACCACGACAAGGGCGTGAGCCTCGAGGCGCAGTCCAATCCGGCGCATCTCTGCACCCGGCCCAAAGCCTGCATCAAGCTCACCGAGAACACCTGATAGGTAACTCGTCATGAGCTTCAGCGACCACGCCGACCGCCTCGATGAGGCGGTCATGCAACACCTGGCCGACACCCATTCGGCCACTTACACCCCGGCCACCGGCGACCCGACCACGATTCCCGTGATGGTGGATCGTGATGTCGAGCGCACGGTGCCTGGCATGCAGGGCGTCGTGATGGAACGGCGCACCGAGCTTGCCGCCTACGCGGCCGATCTGCCCAACGCCAAGCGCGGCGAGACGGTCACCGTAGGCACCGAGACCTGGCGCCTGGTCACCAAGGAATCCGACGACGGCGCCTTCGTCACCTGGATCGTCAAGCCCGACCGCTGATCCCAAGAGCAGGAGGCCGCCATGGCCACCCCAAAAGGTTTCAACATCACGGTTGATAAGGCCGATGTTAAGCGCATCTACGACGACCTGGCCTACATCAAGAATGGCGCCCCACGCGCCATGTCCCGGGCGATCAACCACACCATCGGCGTAGTGCGCACTGAGGCGGCCTCGAAGATAGCAGGCAAGGGTGGCCTCTATGCCTACAAGGTCGCCTACATCAAGGAGAAGCTGAAGCCGGACAACGCCAACGTCAACAAGCTGACCGGCTCGATCAAGACGCCTTGGCGCGGCACCTTGCTGACGCGTTTCCCGCATCGGGAATTGAAGCAGGGGATCAGCGTCAAGGTCATGAAGACGGGCGGCACGAAGAAAATGCCCGGCGCTTTCTTCATCGACCTGCACGGCAAGAAAAACCCTGATACCGGCGCTGTTGAGACCATCAAGGCCATCGCCTACCGCCCGAGCGACCCGAGCAAGGTCAACTGGCAACGCACCGGCCT